GGGTGTCATCGTGTCCGGGGTCAGCCGCTCTATGCGCGTGTCTCCTATGTACAGGTCTATGTACTCAAACACTTGGTAGCCCCCAGGTGCCTTTGTCGTCGTGTAACCGGGCACGGGTTGACTTCCGTTTCCAGCTTGACTCGGTGGACGGATTGTCATCTTCAGGAACAGTGTCTTGACCAGGTCACCCTTGCGTGGGACCATCAGTCGGACCGATTTTCCAAACCCTATCTGGTTCTGGTCCACCTCATTGGTTATGAATTGTGTTGCAAACGGGGTGAACTTTTTGTAGGTGCTCAAAAAGTAACTGATAGGTTTCCCAGAAGTGCTGACAGACTGTCCACTTGATGCAAGATACATACTATTATAAAGCCGTGAAAAAGTTTTAATTAAACTTTCTAGGGGTACCGTAGTAATGAATCTTCAATTGAAGAAGTTCAAACCCGAGAACATGCCAGACGACAAGGTGTGTGTATTCATCGGGAAACGTGGAACCGGGAAGTCCACTTTGGTGACGGACATCTTGTACCACAAGAAACACCTCCCAGTCGGTATCGTCATGTCCGCGACCGAGGAGGGGAATCACCACTATAAACAGTTTGTCCCTGATATTTTCATCTACGGAGACTACGACAAAGAGGCAATCGAGCGGGTCCTGGAGCGTCAGAAACGCATCATAGGTGCCTTGCCCGAGGGTGCACCGTCAAAGTCATCGTCCGGTGCCTTTGTGCTCCTGGATGACTGTATGTACGATAGACGGTTCATGAAGGACGTGTGCATCCGACAATGCTTCATGAACGGTCGCCACTGGAAGATATTCTTCATGCTGACGATGCAGTACTGTATGGATCTGACTCCGGACCTCCGTGCCAACGTCGACTACGTCTTCATACTCAGGGAGAATGTCATCCAGAACCGAGAGAAATTGTACAAGTCCTTCTTTGGAATTTTTCCGTCGTTCGAAATGTTCAACCAGGTGATGAACATGTGCACCGAAAACTATGAGTGTCTGGTCCTGGACAACACCTCGAAGAGCAACAAGATCCAGGACTGTGTGTTCTGGTACAAGGCCAAGATGAGACAGAATTTTAAGATTGGTTCACCGACCATATGGAACTTCCACAAGAAAAACTACAATCCGAAGCACGACTCGACTGACACCAGCAAAGTGCACACCAAGAAACAGCCCCTCACCGTCAAGAAAGCTGCTTAAACGCTGGAGGCACTGTCTGACAAATGCAGATTTTCGTAAAGACTCTGACCGGCAAGACCATCACCCTGGAGGTGGAATCCAGTGACAGCATCGACAATGTCAAGGCGAAGATCCAAGACAAGGAGGGAATTCCTCCAGACCAACAGCGTCTGATTTTCGCAGGCAAGCAGCTTGAGGACGGTAGGACGTTGGCAGACTACAACATCCAGAAGGAATCGACTTTGCACCTCGTCCTGCGTCTAAGGGGCGGTAACAATTTGGCGGACCCTAGTAGATGAACGTCGAGACTATGAACCTGGCTGATGACGGGGACTACATGGTCCCGATCGAGAATGCGGTTGTTCCGACACCCCCGCCGCCTCCAAAGGTCGAAGAAAAAAATGTAGACCCAATACATAGTACACAAATGGATTCCACGCCTATTGCAGATATTCTCGGATCCCCAGACGGCATGATGATGATGCCCCCTCAGATGGCTCAGCCCGTGGTGGCCCCGATGGGGATGGGGCAGCGTGTGGCTCTGCCCCCGAAGAAGAAGTACCCTCTGAACCTCACCGAAGAGCAGGTGGAGGCACTGTTGGTGGGTCTGGTGGCGGTCGTGGCGACTTCCAAGCCTCTCCAGGAGCGACTGGTCGGATTCGTGCCCAACTACCTCAACGAGAATGGTGAAAAGTCTCTGTCCGGACTCCTTGCCACGGCTCTGGTGGCGGCCATCCTCTTCTACCTGTCCCGTCGTTTCTTCCTCAAGAAGGACGATTAGTCCTTTATGGTCTGTCCGCAAAAGTCCTTCCTCTGTTCAATTTCTTTATAGATTCCTAGATCCACACAGATTCCACGGAGTTCATTGACGTTCGCCCAGAACTCTGGATTGTGTTGGTACTCCTTAACGGTCGAGTGAGCCAGCTCGTGTATCAGCACGTGGAACATGTCGTTGGCAGTCCCGTCGGTGCACAGCCCGATTTCGTAGCCCTTGTTCATGTTGTAGCCGACTTCACCGAATACTTTTCCAAGTCCAGTTATCAAAATCGGACGTTCGATAGGTGCGAACTTTGGGTCGTACTTTCCTATGTTTTTCCGAAGAACTTCATACCTGGCTTTGACTTCTTTTAGGTTTTCAGGTTCCTTGGTCGTGACCAGGAGGTACAGGGCGATGACCACCAACAGCACTAAGAGGTACATTTACTATTCGTTCAGGAAAATAAATCGACTATAGAATTTAGAAATCTCAGCAGGACCTTCGAACGGTTCCCATGCCACCAGACGTATTCCGAGACGGTCCAGGTGTGTCACCAGGAGGTCCTTGTACGCGATTGGTTCGGACACCCAAGCACCCGAATAGTAGGGCGTGTCGGATAGACGCACGTTTAGGAGCTCGCCCCAGCCTCCTCGACCAGAGTCCGGGCTTAGGGCCAGTGTGTTCCCCAGACTGTCTCTGAACGGTGTGTTCAGCAGGACGTGTTCCGAATCTGGGATACAGCCAACTAAGTGTCCACCAACCTTCAGACATTTCTTAATACAGTCGATACTTTTTAAAAAGAGTGACCGAGAGTGGAAAATGTACTGGAGTGAAAAGTTGTAGCACACTATGTCGTACTGGACGTCGGGTGGTGCACCAAGTATGTCCCCGTGGAAGAACCGGACGTCGGTTAGTCCCATCTGACGTGCACGACGTCGGGCTTCGGACAAGGACCCAGGGTCCGGATCACACATGGTAACCTCGGCCCCGACACGGTGCCACTTCATGAGGTCGCCTCCACAACCACATCCCACGTCCAGGACGGTATCACCTGGTCGGGTCACCCGCTGGATGAGGTCACGCTTCACTTCGTTGTGGGTTCTTCGGACTGCGTCCATTCTACAAGTATTAAAGATTCCACAACTTTAATAGACAGAATGGCTACTCTTGAACAAGATTACACCGTCGTACCCGGACAGCTTTACGCGTGCATCTCGTTGATTGGACCCGAATGTCCCCAGAAGAATGACAAGTTCGGACTGAAGATCCGTGGGTGCTTCAACAGTCGTGATGAGGCTGCTTCCCACGCGAAGCGTCTGCAAAAGGAGGATGCGACCTTTGACATAGCCGTCGTGGACATGTACAAGTGGCTTCTGATTCCTCCGGACCGTGACCACATTGAGGACGTGCACTACAATGACTCCAAACTGGAGGAGCTGATGACAGCCTACCGCGAGAACCAGTCCCAGGCGGCCAAGATGTTCGAGGAGCGCAAGCGTGATATGTTGGCCAAACCCGTTGACGGCAGTTTCATCAAGCCCGGCGACGAGAACTCAAAGTTCTACAGCAAGCCGGACGAGCCCCCGATTTCGCATCCAGCCGACGTACTCGAACGACTTAGGTCCGAGCGACCGGACGCTCCGATGGAGGAACTGGTCAAGGAGGCGGACACCATCGTGCGTCAGGAGATTGAGGAACGTCAGCGTGAGCGCGAAAAGAATCTCGCTGTAGAGTAAATGGCGTACTTGGCGCTGATAGTGTCCATTGCAGTCATGGTTATTTTCCTACTGTACCTTTTACTGGTCGATCCTACCACCCCCGCCACGGTCGCAGCACAAGACAAGACATCTGTTCTACAGAAGATGGATGAACTCCTCGACGATAGAACAGCTGTGGGAACGGCGAGAGCGCGGGTGATGCCGTCGGACGGGACGGCTGGTGACTTTACGGATTTTGACCCGCATCTATTTGAGCGTGAAAATCACATTGACGGCGCCGAAATTGACTTTGCAGACTGAGGCGGACAAGGAACTCGGGTCCGCGTACGGGACGGTCGCCGGTAAACTCTTCAAGCTTGCCTAAGGATGACAGGCTGCATGGTTTTTCCCATGAAAAAACCTAGGATAAAGACTACAAAAATTATAATGTAGGTGGTTCGGTCCAGTTCACCAAAGATGTCACGCTTCTTGTCATTTTGTTGAACTGCGTTGCGGTTGTGGTAGTACACATATTCGGGTAGCTGGGTGAAGGTACCCTGTTCTTTAAAGTCGCTGGTGTCATCGATAGGTGGTTCCATAGTACCTACTAGGTGGTTCCTATATTTTAAGCCTCTTCGTCTTCGTCCGAGTCGGAGTACTCGACCAGATCCCGTAGGTTGCCATGTTCGTCCACCTCCTCGGGATCTATACACGAAGACTGGTCAGAACAATCCGAACCAGTGTCATCGCTCGCGGCGTCCTCCTCGTCACTGTCGTATTCGTCACTGCCGTAGTCATCCTCGACCTTTTCGACCGGTTCGTAGCGCACTGGCTGCTTGACAACACGTCCAGACCTTGTCGTGTACATAATATAGTTTCTAGATTTTATCGTTTAAGTATCTCATCGTCCAGGTCAGGTGCGTACGCCGACAGTCTGCGCAGGGCATCTACGGCTCGGTCCATGAACACAGGGTCCTTGGGTACGAGCTCCAGGTTGTTCACAAATTCAAGGTAGATGTCCGGTTCAAGTCCAGAATACTTCTTGTACTTCATCTTCAGGTCGTTCAGGGGGGCAGTGTCAGTTCGTGCAATTGGATATATTAGAAAGAGAATAAGTAGGAGAAAGATGTAAATAAACATTCTTCTTATTTGTATCGCTTTTTTTATTTGGGAACAGTTCGTTGAGGGTCCGGTTGTTGAACAGGTGTGCCCGACCGGAAAAGTCCTTGCAGAAGCCAGATTTACGGTCCTTTAGGGTCTCACACTTGCAGAAGCACCGCTGACGCAGGGTCCCGTTCTCCTTGAGCAGGAACCAGACGTGGTTGCTCGTGTGGTCGCGTCCGATGTTCTCGCAGAACTTGGAATTTGTCATGACCAGGACAGACTCTTTGTACCTAAAAAGTTTTTGGACGCGGGTAGTACTCTGACCCTTTAGGTTCTGACGGATGAAGGTCTCGAGATTCAGAGCCGCGTCCGGATTCCGGAGTTCGTTTTTGGTCTGTCCAGCTGTGAAGGTACCCTCTTTGCGGACTGGACGGGTCGGTTTACACACGGGTTCCGGAACATCGGAATTTTTAGATGCTAGCGTCCGGACAGTGACCGCAACCAGAACTTCCAGACTCGGTGACGGGTCCATCCGTTGGATACCGTCCGCCGTGTACCTCAGAATCGGTATGTACTCGTCCTCGGTAATCTTTCCACTGTCCTGACAGCCCTGACAGCCTTGGCCTCCACACGCCTCATGCTTGCCCTTCTTGTGGGACCAGAGCATCCGAAATCCACTACCCTTGTAGACCGAGTCGTCCACACTCTTGCTCCAGTCCACAGCCGTGTAGACTGCCGTCAGGGCGACAATCACATGCGTCCGGAGCTTCAGAGCGTCCTTCTGGTCCACGACCAGTCCGTTCCAGTTGTAGTGTATTCCGGTCTTGATGGATCCGTTCTTAGGCTTGGGCTTGGACACAGACACGATAGCCGGACCGCCGACAGTGTCACAGATGAGTTTGGAAATGGACTCGATCTGGTCGACCGACAGTGACTCATCAGACACATAGTCCACGTCCATGAAAAAGTTGTACACCTTGGTCTTCTGCTCGACGACATAGACACGTTCACCGTTCGTGATACATTGAATGTAGAACTGGTAGAATTCATTCAATCTATCAAATGGGACAGACAGGACCCCTCCGTCCATCAAGACGTGAGAGGTGCTCGTGGCATTCATGAAACCATGTTCTTGACACCATTGTCGGAACATGCTCGCTTATACTAATTGAGGTTGAAATTTTTATATTCGGGTGAGTTGAGGGCAGTGTAAAAGTTCTGGTTCTGTAGTACATTATCCGTGATAAGTTTCCATTTATTGGGACGTTTGGTAAATTCATCCAGTGTGTCGAAACTCAAAGCATCATTTTCGTCCCAGGTTCGTCGGAACGGTAGGTTTTTCATCTTGATAATCTCCATCTCCCTTCGAAGTTCGTTGAACTTCTTAACAATATTTAATTGTTCAGCAACCGACACATTAAAGTCTATAATGTAGACATGATAGGTGGTGACCGTGTTCGAAAACATCTCCTTGCTAAACGTGTAGCACACGTAGCTACCCTTGCGGATATTGACGATGCCCCTGGTCTCTTCGTACAATTCCCGTAGGGCACACCTAAGAGGATTTAACACCTCTGATTTTCGACACCCTCCGGTGATGAAAATCCATTCTTTAAATTGACGGTCTCGAGCAGTCAAAAACTTTGGCTTGCCATCAGCGTACGAAACCGGTATCGTGATTGTCTTGTGAATCTCTTCTATAGCCATTTGGGTAAACCCTTCTACTATAAAAAAGTATTTTTATTCCTCCTTCTTTTCAACCGCGACCGGGACCGGTTTCTTCGCTTCACAGGCAGGTGCGTCTACGACTTGCTGGGGTGCCGACGGTATCACCACCGAGGGCACCGGTTGCGCCTGCGTCTTCAGCTTCTTCATCTCAACGTACAGATAATAGATTGCCAGGACACATAGAACTAATCCGACTAGGGTTGCTCTCTCTAGATTCATGTTCATTTAGTACTCGGTACTAATTTTTTCAGGGCGGACTGGCGCGGGACGGGGGCGGTAGGTTATACAAAACACAAAAGCAAGCAGACAGACGAGGAGCACGAGACGGTCCATATTCCTACCGTCAGATTTAATTTGCGTACATCACACCGCCCATTCCGTTCTGGATGCGCAGGATGTTGTAGTTGACGGCGTACACGTACCCATCCGTCTGGTCAAAGTTTGTCGTGCTGACTAGCCGGGCCGAGTCCAGTCGGCTGAAATTCAGAGTTCCGGTCGGCTGAAGACGGTTCGTGTCCAAGCAGAAGGGGTACAGGAAGGACTGTCCGTAGAGGGTATTCAAACCAGAACCAGGAGTCGTGCTGGCGTGGAAATACAGAGACGCGATGTTGAAATGAGGTGTGTACGTGCGAGGCTCCCCGATATCCACACCGTTAATCTGAAGAAGGAGAGTGTTAGACGTCGGGTTGCTCACCAGATTCACGTTGGACGCCAGAAATTTGATGGGGTGGTTGAAGTTGAGCTCCTGGATCTTGCCGCCGCTCGGGACCGCCTTCTGCGTCTGCAAAATGAGCATGTTGATGGGCTCCTGGGTCATCTTCTGACGCTCGTCCGCGTCCAACAGTATGAAGTTGGACCAGAGCTCGAAGCGTTCGCTGGCCGATGCACCTGCGCCCCACGTGATGCGAATCTCAACGTCGTGGTACTGGAGAGCGACCATAGGAATGGCCGACTGCCAGTTCTCACAGAACCAAAAGTGCAAAGGGTACGTGTAGTCCGTCGCCGGGGCTGCTCCACTTACCAGCGACTTGTTCTCGTTGGACACCAACAACCGACTCGCGATAAATCGGGAAAAACGGTAGTCCTGGTCATCAATCACCTGACCGCCAATCAGAAATTCCACCTTGGCAATGTCGTCGACGTTGAAAAAATCGGACGCACCCGAGGCGCTCTTCTTGGTCAGGTACACGTAGCTCAAAAGGTCACCCTTGCGCTCGAAACGGACCGTCGACATGCCACCGGGTGAAGGGTTTCCCTGAATAATCTGACGGTCCACAACCTGAGTAAAGTTCGTGTGACGCTTGTACGTCGAACGGAAAAAGGAAACCTCGGGATTTCCGACAAGATGGGCATCCTGTGCACCGATTGCTACCAATTGTGTCACTCCTCCAGACATTTATATTCTATCGAGATTTTTTATTCCTTCAGGTTTCACGAATGCACGTGAATTTGTAGGTCACGAAGATGTTCGAGACGGTCGTGAGACTGGCTCCCACCTGGTCCAAGAGTCGGGTCTCTATCCTGTCCAGGCGTGTCACAGGTGTCATGAAGGACGTCTGCGTCGGAAAATCGTTCTGCTTGTACTCTGTGCGCCCACTGCTCGCCACGTTGAACTTGGCCAATGCCCCGTTCAGAAGTCCTTTGGTCGAGGGTTCAAACCCTATTCCAGTGGCCCCGATCGTCCCGCCCACCTGATTGTAGGTCGAGGTCAGCTCCTTGGAGTACAGATAGGCCACATTCGACCCAGTCGCGTTGAAACTCGCCGACACGACCGACACCTGCACGACATTTTTGAGGGGCTGAGTCAGATAGTTCACATAGTCTGATTGTACACCATTTATCCAGCTAGTCGAGGAGATTGAATCCGTGTGAATCGTGTAGAAATCGTAGGTTGTCATTACTATATTCATTTAAATTTATAGTTGGCCTGTTCCGCGACAAACTCCTGGGCGCCGCAGAGACCACCGGGGGACAGTCCCATGGTGTACGCACTGGACTCCTTGTCAGGGCCCGGGGTGCACTCCATCTTGTAGGGTAGCTTGAACATCTCCCCGGGCTCCTTGTAAGACCCGATTATCTCGACGGCCTGGGGGGACAGACTGTAGGAGCTCTTCTGGACCGCGCGCAGGAGCCACAGGAGTACGATGAACAGAAGACTGAAGAGAATGAGATTTTTCGTTGACTTTTTCATTTATATAGTACCAAACTATTTTTATTGCGTTAAAGAGTCCGGATTACTTTCTTTAAAGTGAGTAGAATGGAAGGAGACGATATTATCCTCGAGAGAAGCGAACCCTCCCGTATCATGAAGTTGGACGATGACGAACAGGCGCTGCTGAATGAATTTGAGATTCAGGCTCCGACCCCGCGTCCGCGACTCCCCCGGAAGAAGCCTGCTGTGCACTTTGCACCGCCGGAACAGTCGGAGGAGATTGAGGCTTTTACGAACCCTGTCAAGCGGACAGCTCCGCCTCGACCACCCCCTGAGGTTGTGGACTACGGGGCTGACGACGGCGACGACTACGGCGGTGGTGGTGGCTACGAGGAACCACAGGAGCAGTACGCCAGTGTTGAGGACCAACCGTCTGCTGGATACGCAACCATAGAGGACGAGAAGGCGGACATATTGAACAAACTAAGTCGTCTGGAGAAGAAGGGACTGACCGTCAACAAACGTCTGAACATCTACTCGGGCATCCACGAGCTCCGGACTGAACTCAAGCGTGTCCTGTACAGCATCGAGGTTGACCAGTCTATAAAGTTTTCGCGACGGATGTTGATTGCCTGTGTGACCGGTGTCGAGTTTCTGAACAAGAGGTACAACCCATTTGATATCCAGTTGGAGGGCTGGTCCGAGAATGTCATGGGGAATGTCGACGACTATGACGGTGTGTTCGAAGAACTGTACAACAAGTACAAGACCAAGGTGGCTGTGGCACCCGAGATTAAGTTGGTCATGATGCTGGGTGGAAGTGCGATGATGTTCCACCTGACGAACAGTATGTTCAAGTCTGCGATGCCCAACATGAACGACGTCCTGAAGCAGAACCCGGACCTACTGAAGAATATGATGAGCGCGGTCCAGAACACACAGAGGAGACCCGAGCCTGAGGATCCGACCGCTCGTCCTACCCAGACTGGTGGTCGCAGAGAAATGACCGGACCTGGTCTGGATATTAGTAGTCTGATGGGTGGAATTATGATGCCCCC